TTCGCACATGTCCCTGTAACAGTTGCAGAAGAATTCTTCAGTTCAGTTTACCCCACAGTAACCGCAGGACAGACCACTCAGGTAATTATAATTTCTACCCCAAACGGTCTGAACATGTTTTATCAGTTCTGGAAGGGTGCGATTAACAAAAATAACGAGTATATTCCAATTGATATTAATTGGGATCAGACACCTCAGTTCCCCGGCGGCCCTCTACGAGATGCCGAATGGAAAAAGAAGACTATTCAAAACACCTCAGAGAAGCAGTTTCAGCAGGAGTTTGAATGTGACTTCATTGGTTCAAGTGACACCCTAATTGCCTCTCACAAATTACACACCTTGACATATTCCCCACCTCTGATTAGAAATAAAGATGGATTCTGGATATACGAAGAACCCATAAAAGATCAAAACGACAATGCAAACGATCATGTGTACTTCATGACTGTAGATACCGCCAGAGGACAGGGAAAGGACTACAGCGCGTTTGTTGTCATAGATGTAACCAAACCACCCTACAAGGTAGTTGCTAAATTTAGAAACAATATTATTTCACCTTTAGTCTTTCCCTCCATAATCAGATCAGTCGGCAAAAAGTATAACGATGCTTGGATTTTGGTGGAAGTCAATGACATTGGATCACAGGTTGCTGATGTTTTACATACGGACTTACAATATGAAAACTTGGTAAAAGTTAACATGTTGGGTAGAAAAGGCCAGATAATTAGTGAATTTGGTGGATCCAAAGGATTGCAGTTTGGTGTAAAAACTAGCACATTGGTTAAGAAGCTTGGTTGCTCTGTTCTTAAAAATTTAATAGAACAGGATAAACTGACATTCAGTGATATTGACATTATAAATGAATTTACTACATTTATTGCTAAAAGAACAAGTTATGAAGCAGACGAGGGACATAACGATGACTTAGTGATGTGTTTAGTTCTTTTTGCATGGGCAACTAGACAAGATTTTTTTGAAAATTTGACAAATTTAGATGTTCGTTTGGAGATGTATAAGGATCAAATAGAACAGATAGAATCTGAACTTTTACCAATTTTATATAACGACGGTCTTACTGATGAAATGGATGATATTGAATCAAAAAATCAAGAAGATATTTGGTTAGTTATCGAACCTAATAAAATTCCTAAAAAGGTAATTTTTGAAGAAAAAGATAATATATCCGGTTGGTTTATTTGAAGATATTTAAAAATATACATATTTTAAACCAAACTATTTAAAGGAGAACAAAAAATGGCCAGACCAAATGTATCAATAAGAGTAGTAGATGAATCTTTAGTTGCTCCAAATGGAGAACAAGCAAGTCCTGGAATTGGAGCTATTGTTTCTAGACAGGGATTAGTTGCAAATTTAGGATCCACTCTAGAAAAACAACTAGGATTAATGACAGTTGAAAATGTACAAGACCTCTTTGGTCGTCTGCGTTACTATGCAGAAAAAGAATTAATTGCGGCTGGGGTAACTGGTATAACACTTCAATCAACAATTGGATCAACTGCTGCTAGTTATATTGATATCGGCGGAACTGGTGCAACTAAAGATTGGCAAAAAGAATGGTGGGCGACTCATAATTTCTTACAATATGGTGGAGCATGTAGAGTTGGTGGAACCGGATCTCAAACTAATACAACAGCGACAGACTCACTATCTGATCCTAATATTTCATATGATGTATTATTCATGGGTGATACAGCTGCAGCAGATTATTCAAATTTAAAAACAGTGGTAAATGCTAGACAAAATACAGAAATTCCAGTTTTAGGTGTAATTTGCGCCACTGGTGGTATTGTATCTGCAACAAAGGAAGCTGATACAACATCGCCATTCTTTATATATGTTGCCGGTTCTAAGTATCATTTGAATGGTTACGGTGAAGGATCCGATGATGCGACTGATTTAATTTCAACAAATCTATCTCCAGATGTTGCTGGATGCATAACTAGATGCGATAGAGATTCATTTCCTTGGTTCTCTCCTGCAGGAAGAGTAAGAGGAAGAATTTTAAATGTAGTAAGACTTGGAGAAAATCCATCTGCCGCACAACAAGATACTCTATATGATAATGGTATTAATCCAGTAGTAACTTTTCCAGGCGAAGGAACTATTTTGTTTGGAGATAAAACTGCCGAAGTGGATACTTCAACTCTTTCGAGAATTAATGTTTCAAGATTGTTTATCTATCTAAGAAAAGTAATCAATCCTATCGCAAGATCGGTATTATTTGAAATTAACGATGCAGAGACAAGAGAAAGATTTACTTCTGTTGTAACTGGTGTTCTGGAGCAAGTACGAGGTCAGAGAGGAATAACAGATTATCGTGTTATTTGTGATGAAACTAATAACACTCCGGATTTAGTACAATCTAGAATATTTGTCGCAGATGTTCTTGTTAAACCAACCATTGCGACTAATTATATTAGAATTACATTTACTAATAAAAACTTAACAGATAGTTTAGGATAATTTAAATATTAAAGGAGTAAAAAATGCCAGCAAATATCGTAGACTTTAGAAATCAGTTCAAGGGAACAAGAAATAATAGATTTAAAATAATCTTGACCCCTCCGGCTACTGGTACACCAGCAAAAGGAGCTCAAGCAGTCACTATACAATCAGACTTGACATTATATGGAAAGGCAACAGCATTACCCACTGCGTCTATTGGCATGATTCCTGTTCCTTGGATGGGTAGAGTTATTAAATTTTCAGGGGAAAGAACATTTGCGGATTGGAGTGTTCAACTATACGATTCAGGCGAAGCAGAAGGTGATGTTAGACGATCAATGATGAATTGGTTGGAAGCAATGAATACTGCAAGAACACACGATATTTCTTATAACTATACAGGTAGTGCAGAAATACATTGGGACGATTTGGCAGGGACGCAGTCGTCAGCTCACAACAGCCAAAGTGGATTCAAGAGAAAAGTAAAGTTAAATGGAGTATTTCCTATTGATGTTGGAGAATTGCAATTAAGTTATGACAATGTAGATCAGTTTAGTGAATTTCCAGTAACATTTGCATACGATTTCTGGGAATACATGTAATTGAATTAATTATAGAAAGAATATTATTATGGCATTAAGCGATTATTTTGGTTTTTCGTTTGGAAAGAAAAAGTCTTCGGAAGAACAAGAGGGGGTTGAAGCACCAAAAGCCCAACCCTCTTTTGTTTCTCCAGATGATTATGATGGCACATATGTAATTGAAACTGGTGGTATCATGAGTAGCTACTTTGATTTTGGTGGCTCACTCATGGAAGAAAATACATTAATTCAGCAATATCGCTCAATGTCGCTTTATCCCGAAGTAGATAAAGCGATTTTAGATATTGTCAACGATGCAGTTGTTTTTGATGATGTAAATGAATGTGTTCAAATGAATCTTGATAATATCATATCTCTTTCTGATAATATTAAAAGTAAACTTCAAACAGAATTTAAATATATTAAAAAACTATTAGATTTTCACAACAAAGGTGATGATATCTTTAGAAGATGGTATATTGATTCTAAAATTTATTATCATGTAATAATAGATTCAAATCAACCACAAAAAGGTATAATTGAATTAAGAGGAATAGATCCAACAAAAATTAAGAAAGTTAGAAAAGTAACTAAAGAAATCAAACCGGGAACAAGCGGTAGTGTTGCTGTAGTTAAAAATATAGATGAATATTTTATCTATACTGATTTAGATACTGATTCTTTAACTCCAACTACATCCCAAGGAATTAAGATTTCTCTTGATTCTATTTCATATATTCATAGTGGAATTGTTGATTCTACTACAAAAAGGGTAGTCGGTTATATACACAAAGCAATTAGACCGGTTAACATGTTGCGTCAAATTGAAGACGCAGTTGTAATTTATAGAATATCAAGAGCACCAGATAGAAGAATTTTTTATGTTGATGTTGGTAATTTACCAAAACAAAAAGCAGAGCAATATATTGCTGCTTTAATGAATAAGTATAGAAATAAGATAACCTACGATAGCAGAACAGGTGAAATCAAAGATGAAAGAAATCATATGTCCATGCTTGAGGATTATTGGATTCCAAGACGCGAAGGTAACAGGGGAACTGAAGTTGCAACCCTAGAAGGTGGTCAGAATTTAGGACAATTGGAAGATGTGGATTACCTTCTAAAGAAAGTCTATAGAGCACTAAATGTTCCCATCAGTCGCATGGAAACCACCACCGGATTTAGTCTTGGACGTTCTACAGAAATAACCAGAGATGAGGTTCTTTTCTTTAAGTTTATAGAAAAATTAAGAAAAAGATTTTCTTTCCTTTTTATAGATTTATTGAAAAAACAAGTTCTTTTGAAGGGAATAATGACAGAAACTGATTGGAATAAAATATACCAAGATATTTATTTTGTTTGGAATAAAGATTCATTTTTCACTGAGCTCAAAGAAAATGAAATATTAAGAGAAAAGGTTGATATGTTGAGTATTTTGGCAAATTATACTGGTCAATTTTATTCAACAAAATGGTTAAGGAAAAATATTTTAAAACAATCAGACGAAGAAATGCAAGAAATAGATAAAGAAATGCAGGACGAAGCAGCAGTTGCAATGGAGCAACAAATGATGCAGCAGCAAAATGGTCAAACTGAAGACGAAGAAGCTTCCCCGGAAGAACAATAAATATAAATACATAAATATTAAGAGGAGAATTTTATGAACACCGAACTCAAGAATGCAATAACTTTAATGATAAATGAAGAAATCGTGAAAGCAAAGCAATTAATAGAAGATAATCTTTACGCTAAATTAGGCAAAGCATTAGAGGAAAAACTAATGGAGTATGCTCCAACCGTCTTTAACGAAAAGAAAGAAGACGACGAAGAGGAAGAAGAAGAGGAAGAAGATGAATCGGAAGACGAAGGCGAGGATGATGATTATGAAGAGGAAGATTCAGAGTCTGATGAAGAAGATGAAAAAGATGATTCAAAGGAAATGAACGAAGAGTTCGAAAATCAACTACTTGAATCCCTTTATACTTTAATTAGTGAAATTGAACAAGAAGCTGGTAGACAATTAACAAACGAAGAAATTCAAATTGTCACAAACGAATTCATCAACGAATATGAAATTCTAAGCGAAGAACTAGATGCAGTAGGCAAAGAAGATAAAGATATCAATAATGATGGTGATGTAGACAAAACCGATTCATATCTCCATAATAGAAGAAAGAAAATTGCCAAGGCAATGAAAAAGAAAGGATAATTCATGAAATTAATCACAGAGCATACTGAGGATGTAAAACCTCTAATTGAAGCTCGTGAGGACGGTAAAAAGTCCTATTTTATAGAAGGAATAATGCTTCAGGCAGAAACCGTTAATCGTAACGGTAGAATGTACCCTCTTTCTATTCTTTCCGAGGAAATCGGAAGATATAATAATAATTACATTATAAAAAATAGAGCGATGGGCGAACTCAATCATCCCACCAGTCCAACTGTAAATCTTGATAAGGTTTGTCACATGATAACTGAAATGAAGAAAAGCGGTAATGATTTTATCGGCAAGGCAAAAATCCTCACAGAAACCCCAATGGGTGCTATTGTGAAAAATCTAATTGACGAAGGTGCTTGCCTTGGTGTTTCTTCAAGAGGAATGGGATCGTTGCAGAAAATTAATGGCGTAAATATCGTTCAAAAAGATTTTACTCTTTCTGCAATTGATATTGTTGCAGATCCATCTGCACCTGGTGCATTTGTTAATGGAATTATGGAAGGTAAGGAATGGATTTGGGATAACGGCATTTTGAAAGAACAACAAATTTCAGAATACCATCATAAACTCAAAAAAACACCAAAACGAAAATTAGAGGAAAGAGCTTTAAGTCTTTTTAGTCATTTCCTAAGAAATATATGAGGTGTGTACAGTCGTTTACATTGTCAAAAAATAGATATTACTAAATATTAAAAAACGGAGGTCAAAGTGTCAGAATACGAAGATACAAATTTATATAACGATGGATCGGGTCGAGGTGCAAAACTAGGAACACTTGATGGCGTTGCTGCCATGAATTTTGCCAAAAAGAACATGGCTTCACTTTCACCAGCAGGCGCAGTTGGTGCCGAAGTGGATGATGAAGAAGCACTAAATGAAGAAGAAGAATCAGAAATGGATCAACTAGAAGTTGATATTTCTGATACTTTAAATGCACTATTCGAATCTACCGAAGCTTCACCTGAGTTTGTTGAAAAATTCAAAGTAGTTTTTGAAGCAGCATTATCAGAAAAAGTTTCATTAATTGAACAATCAATTCTTGAGGCAAGCAAGGAAGTAATTGAAGAAAATATTGAATCAATTACTGAAGCACTAACTGATCATATGGATGAATACCTTTCATATGTTGTGGAAGAATGGATGCAAGAAAATAAACTTGCAGTTGAAAGTGGTTTCAGAACTGAAATTGCAGAAAACTTTATGATGGGGCTCAAAGAACTATTTGAAAATAGTTTCATTGATGTACCCCAAGAAAAGTATGATGTTTTAGACGATCTTTTCCTAGTAAACGGCGATTTAGAAAATAAACTAAATAGCTCAATTATGGAAAATATGGATCTAAAGAATAAAGTTCTTGCACATGAATGTGCTGAATCATTTGTAGAAATGAGCAAAGGTCTTGCAGATACACAAATTGAAAAATTAGCAAAGTTATCTGAAAATATCGAGTTCAACAGTGTTTCTCAGTATAAAGAAAAGTTAAATGTTCTAAAGGAATCATATTTTGGAATTGGTACTGATGTGGAAACAACCCCAGGATCTTTCCTATTAGAAGAAACCACAAATGTAGATAGTAAACCCGCTGGTGCAGATCCTGTTATGGATGCGTATATCCATAGCATCAGCAACCAGCTTAAGTTGACAAATAATCGCAAAAAGTAATAATTAATAAATATTCTAACAAAAGGAGAAATAGAGATGGATTTTAATCAGACAACACCATATGATAATTTAGTAGAAAAGTGGGGCCCAGTGCTAGACCACAAAGAATTAGAAGAAATCAACGATGTTCATAAGAAGAGAGTCACTGCAGTTCTTCTAGAAAACCAGAAGAATGCAATGAGAGAACAGTTCCTAACAGAAGCACCAGTCAACTCAATGGGTGGTGGATTCTCAGTAACTCCTGCAGGCGCAGCATCTTCTGGAGCACTCGCTGGTTACGATCCAATTCTAATTTCACTTGTTCGTCGTGCGATGCCTAATGTCGTTGCATATGATATTTGCGGCGTGCAGCCAATGACTGCTCCAACCGGACTTATCTTTGCAATGCGTAGCAAGTACGACTCACAGACTGGATTTGAGTCACACTTCGATGAACCATATCCTAAGTTTGCAGGTGCTTCAGGTTCAACCTCAGGCATCACCTTTGGTTTCTCACCACTAGAAGGCGGTACTTGGTTGAATCTAAATGGTGCAGCAAGCGGTGCAAACTGGCCAACTAGAAACACCAATAATGATCCTCTTTCTGCGTTTAGAGGGTTCTCAACTGCAGATGCAGAAGGTCTTGGTGACTCACCAGTATTCCAACAAATGGCATTCAGCATTGAAAGAATTCCAGTTGAAGCAAAGACCAGAGCACTAAAGGCAGAATACACCACCGAACTCGCACAAGACCTCAAGGCCGTTCACGGACTTGACGCTGAGGCAGAACTTGCTAATATTCTTAGCACCGAAATCCTCAACGAAATCAACCGCGAAATTATCCGTGCAATGTATCATGTGTCAAAGACCGGTTGCTTACAACCAGATCTCGCAAACTACAACTCTGGCACTGGTGGTATCTATGACATCCTAAGCGACTCAGACGGTCGTTGGAGCGCGGAACGATTCCGTGGTCTAATGTTCCAGATTGAACGCGAAGCAAATGTTATTGCCAAGCAAACCCGTAGAGGCAAAGGTAACTTCATCATCTGCTCTGCAGATGTTGCAAGTGCACTCGCCATGGGTGGTTTCCTAAACCTTGCTCCTGCAATGACTGCAAATCTAAATGTCGATGACACTGGTAATGTTTTTGCTGGTGTACTAAACAATAAGATTAAGGTTTATATTGATCCATTCGTCAACACCAACCAGAACTTCGTTTGCGTTGGTTATAAGGGTTCAACTCCTTATGACGCAGGATTCTTCTACTGCCCATATGTTCCACTACAGATGGTTCGTGCAGTAAACCAGAACACTTTCCAACCAAAGATTGGATTCAAGACTCGTTACGGAATGGTTGCAAATCCATTCGCTAAGGGTCGTGATTCATCTTCGACTTGGACAGATCGTCATGGTTTAGACCAGAACAGCAATGTTTACTACCGTCTATTCCGCGTTGATAATCTCCACGGACAGACCGGTGGATACTTCGCCTGATAACAAAGACTGAATAAGGTTCAGTAGCAGGGAGGGGCAAAACCCCTCCCTGTTTTTTTTATACATATATTATGCAATTAATAAATTATCTCAATGCATTGTCTGATTCTGAAAGATCAAAACTTCCAGGAGATTTATTAATAAGTAATCCATTTCAACCAGAAAATAGAAATAAATTAACTAACAATAAATTTATTTTTAATATAATGCGTTGTCCTACATTTTCATATTTTTGTCAAAGAGCAAATATACCAGAATTAAGTATGGGAGTTTCTATCCAATCAAATCCAACTGCTATAGACATTAAAAGACCTGGTACTAGACATGTCTTTGGAGATTTATTAGTTTCATTTGTAGTTGATGAAGAAATGAAAAATTGGTTAGAAATTTATAATTGGATACGAGATCTTTCTACTGATACTCGTTCGTATGGAGATGTTTTACCGGAACACCAAAAAACATCAACTGGATATTTGCTAGTTTTATCAAGTGCTTATAGACCTATTTTAAAAGTTATGTTCTATAATTTATTTCCAATATCATTAAGTGGAATTGATTTTGATTCTACTCTACCGAGTGTTGATTCTGTAATATCTTCTACCACATTTAATTATACACATTATGAAATACAAGGTATAACTGCCGCTTGATTTCTGCCGATTATGTGATATAATCTAAGCATGTCAATTAAACTAAGTGAAATTCGAACTATGGCTGAACAAGATATGAAGATTGATCCATCTTCTTTGGATGTTGAAAGTCTTCGCACACCACAAATTCATAACAAGTATCTGTCTATTATGTTGGACGAGAAACTGATTTTGAAGAAGTTAGAATCGGATCTAAATATAGTAAGGAAGAACAAGTGGTTGTATTACTCTGGAAAGATGTCAGATGAACAATTAAAGGATCTAGGATGGGAACCATTTGATCTTGCACTTCTTCGACAAGACCTAGACAGATTTATCGATAGCGATCAACAAATAATTGATATCTCAAATAAAGTTGAACTTCAAAAGGAAAAGGTAAACTACCTAGAAAATCTTGTTAAAGTAATTTCTCAGAGGAATTGGAATATTCGTTCTGCAATTGATTGGATTAAATTTACACAGGGACAATGATTGAAGTAAAACAAGTAGATGCCGTTAATTTAAAAATCGACTGTGAAAAAAGCATTGCTAAGGAAATAAGTTCTTTTTTCACTTTCTCGGTTCCTAATTATCAATTTACACCAGCATATAAGAATAGACTATGGGATGGAAAGATTCGTCTTTTCAATACTCTCACTCATACCCTTTATGTTGGATTGTTGGACTATTTGTTTAAGTTTGCTGAAGAGCGAGGATATAAACTTCAATATGAACCAGTTCAGAATTTAAATTTAAAGTTCAACGAACAAGATATAGAAGACTTCTTTAAAAGAACAAAATGCTATAGTGATGGTAGCGAAATACAACCACACGAATATCAAAAAGATGCAGTAAAGCATGCCCTATTGAAGCAAAGAACATTACTCATCTCTCCGACTGGAAGTGGTAAGTCTTTGATAATTTACATGTGTGTTCGATATCTTTTAGAAAAAATTCCACCACATAAGAAAATTTTAATCGTAGTTCCAACAACTGGTCTTGTTGGTCAAATGGCAAATGATTTCCACGATTATTCAAATAAAGATGGATTTCTCCGTAATTGTCACGCAGTATATTCTGGTCAACCAAAAGAGACAAACAGAAGAGTTATAATTTCAACTTGGCAGAGCATCTATAAGATGAAAGAAGAATTCTTCAAAGATGTTCTTTGTGTGTTCGGAGATGAATGTCATTTGTTCAAAGCAAAATCACTCACAACACTCATGAATAAGATGAAGGGTTGTGAATTTAGAATTGGAACTACAGGAACACTAGACGGAACACATGTTCATAAACTAGTCGTAGAGGGTCTGTTTGGTCCTGTTTTTCGTGTCACAACAACAAAGGATCTAATTGATCAAAATTTCTTATCGAATATAAAGATAAACTGCATTCTTTTAAAGTATCCAGAATCTAAAGTTGAAGAAATTAAAAGAGCAAAGTACATAGATGAAATACAATGGTTAGTTGCAAATGAAGAAAGAAATTATTTCATAGAACAACTATGTAAGAACTTAACAGGGAATACTCTAGTTCTATTTAACTTTGTTGAGAAACATGGGATACCAATGTATAAAAGGCTAAAGCAATACTCTGAATATCCTTGCTATCTCATTCATGGAAAAACACAGGCGGATGACAGGGAATCTATTCGTCAAATTGTAAATAAACAATCAAGAAGTATTCTTGTTGCTTCTTATGGCACATGTAGTACAGGAATTAACATCAAGAACATACACAATATCGTTTTCACATCACCGTCTAAATCGGTAGTTAGAGTCTTACAATCGATAGGTAGAGGATTGCGAAAGAGTGAAAAGAAAGATAAAGTTTCAATATATGATATAGGTGACGATCTTCGATGGAAGAAGCATCGTAACCATTCTCTCCGTCACATGGACGAAAGAATCAACCTATATAGTAATGAGAGATTCCCTTACGAAGTAGTCAATATTAATCTAAAGGAGACATCATGAATTGCAAAATACTAAAATTAAAAAGCGGTGAAGAGGTTATTTCAATTCTAACAGAGACTAAGGGCAAATACACTCTTACTAATCCCATGTTATTTCGATTCACTACAATGATGGATATGACTGGTAGACCGTATGATATGACCACTCTAAAGGATTGGTTGTATAATAGCGACGAAAAAACCATTAGCATCCCCCGTAGTCATGTTGCCTCAATTATAGAACCATCTCAAAAGTGCAAAACCATTTACATGCAGCAACTTGATAATCTTTCTGCCGTTTCTAGTAATGTAGTTACTGACGAAGATAGAGAAATGGCAGAAAAAGAAATGGAAGACATGTTTAACGAACTTTTTGAGAAGTTCGGTCCTGGTGGCGGTGCAGGTGGAGATTCTTCAGTTCTAGGTAAACTAGAAGGCGATGATAGTGAAATGGGTACAGAAAAAATGAACGGGCAGGAAATGATTTATATGAGTATGGTTTTCCCACCCGAAATGATTATGAATCTTATTACTTCTGGTATTTTAGATCCCCGTGATCTACAAAAAATGATCAAGGAAGTGAAGAAGAAGAATAAGTTTACAGGGGATGAGAAGGATCGAAAAGACTTCGGAAATAAGTTTTCCGATTGGAACCCAGATCCTAATTCAGATGACTATGCTTAAGTGGTTTCTAGAGTACTCAGAGGGCTTTAGAGCTCTTAGAGTATAGTTACTATTATCCTTTTCCATAGCCCACACAGACAGTGTAACGAGGTTGTCAAGTATTGTCAACCAATTTTTAGAAGATTCTTGATTTTTATATAATGGAAGGTATACTAGTGTCACTATGGGAAAGAAAAAGAAACCAAAACAAGAAGAAGATATAGAAGATTCAAAAACATTAAAACATTATGTTGACAATCAGCGTTTCTGTAAAGAAATGACAGATTGGAAAAAGAAAGTAAAAGAAGCAGAAGAATGTGATGAGGGTAGACCCCCAGTTACAGATTATATTGCCGAATGTTTTTTAAAGATTGCTGAACATCTTTCCTATAGACCTAATTTTATTAACTATCCATTTAGAGAAGATATGGTCGGTGATGGTATAGAAAACTGTCTTCTATATGCACATAATTTTGATCCAAAGAAATCCAAAAATCCATTCTCATACTTTACTCAAATAATTTATTATGCATTTCTGAGACGTATAGAAAAAGAAAAAAAACAAGCTTATATAAAATATAAGTCCTTGCAAATGAATGATCCAGATGGTAAATTTGTAGACTGGTTAAAAGACAATCAAGGATCATTTACCTATACAGAATTCTTACAAAAGACTTTCTTTTTAAGTGAACAAGATTTAAAAAATCTAGAACCAAAAGAAAGAAAGAAAAGAAAGAAGAAAAAGAAAGCAAAAAAACCAAGGTTATTTGAATGAAAATTGCAATTATAAATGACACTCATTTTGGAGTTAGAAATGATTCTCCATTTTTTCTTGAGCAGTCTTTGAATTTTTTTGAAAATACTTTTTTCCCATATTTAAAAGAACATAATATAACAAATGTTATACATTTGGGCGATCTATTAGATCGTAGAAAGTTTGTTAATTTCAATACTCTTTCTCAAGTAAGAAAGCGTTTCTTTAAACCACTTATTGATAATAATATTAAAACATATATTACTATTGGTAATCATGATACTTACTACAAGAATACCAATAGTTTAAATTCAATCAATGAATTGTTCTTCAACGAGTCTGATGTAATTAATATTATAGAAACCCCTACCGTTGTGGATTATGATGGACTATGTATTGGTATTGTCCCTTGGGTTACAAAGGACAACGAAGCAGATTGTTTAAATTTTATTAAAAAATGTAAATGTCCAATTGTAGGTGGCCACTTTGAAATTAGTGGATTTCATGTTATGAATGGCGTTATTCACCCAAGTGGATTGAACAAATCTATATTTGATAGATTTGAGCTAGTTTTATCTGGTCATTTTCATCTAAAGCAAAATAATGGAAATATTCATTATCTGGGTACTCAGTATGAGTTAAATTTTGGCGATATGAATAGTCCAAAGGGGTTTCATATACTAGACACCAAAACAAGAGATATTGAATTTATTAAAAATCCAAATAAATTATTTCACTTGATTAAATATGATGATGCTACAGAGGCGGGCGTTGATTTTATTTTAAATGAAAACTTAAACAAGTATAAGAATGGATTTATAAAAGTAATAGTTACAAATAAAATAAAACCATTTGCTTTTGATAAATTTATTGATGCTTTATATTCATTAAATCCACAACAACTTACAATAGTCGAAGAGTATAATGAAAAACAAAATATAATTGACATTGACATAACAGAAGATACAATGTCGATTATAAATAAAGAGATAGATAATCTTGAAAATGTACAAGATAAAACTAAGTTGAAAATAATTATTAAAGATTTATATATGGAGAGTTTAACATCATGACACCAAATCAAGAAACACCAAAATCAGACGCTGATCCTATTTTTTCTCAAGAAAACATGAAATCAAGAGAAGGGGATATGCCACCGGTTGTAAATACACAAGGTATACCTGTTCGTCAATCTCATAGTTACTATAAAGGTATGTTCGATCATACCACAAATAGTTTTGCAAGAAAGGAAAGATTTATCAATAGAACATATGCTGGTAAATCCCAGATAGACGGATATGGTGTTTTTGCCAAGGAAGACATTAAGGCAGGAGAAATAATTGAAGAGTGTCAAGCAGTTCTTTTGGATACAACATTTCCGAAGAATAAGGATTGGGTTTTAGGTAGATATTGCATGACATGGATTGCAAATAGTGAAATTGATAGGGTTCATGGACCTACTATGTCAATGATGCTGGGACATGGAATGATTTACAATCATTCAGAAACACCAAATTCTTATGTTGTTCAAGATACCTTTATGAAAGTTTTTACTTTCTATGCTCTAACTGATATTCCAAAGGGAACGGAAATTACTTGGTATTATGGATTGGGTTATGCTGAAAGACTTAGAAATGAAGGTCATATTACTCATTCTAAATTCTTTCCAGACGGAGCACATATATTGAATAGTCCAGATAGCAATTCTTTAGCAAAGATGCTTTCTGCTCCTGCAAAAACAACAACTGTAACTCGTACTAACTCTAACACACCTGAACCGGATGTTAAGAAAAAGGGCGGATGTGGTTGTGGCGCAAAGAAAGTTGCTCCTCCCCCATCAGATACAATAGAGTCACCGGAAACCACACCAAAGGAAAAACCAACATTCAGATCAATGGTTGTTCCTGACAAAATAATTAGTGAAGATAATACAGCAAATACTTTAGAAAATAACAATACAGTTACCAATGATCAAGTTTCAGAAAGTAAAGTTTAAAAATTTTGGATCGTTCGGTAATACATTCACAGAATTAACATTGGACAAAAATAATACCACTCTCATTTGCGGAAGCAATGGGAGTGGTAAGTCCTTTGCTTTCTTGGATTCTATTACCTTTGCTTTGTTTGGAAAACCATTTCGTAAAATTAATATCCCTCAACTTGCAAATTCTATTAATTCTAAAAATTGTTTAGTTGAGATTGAATTTACAAAAGGCAATGAACAATATATGGTTCGTAGAGGATTGAATCCAAAGGTATTTGAGATTCATAGAAATGGTGAACTTTTAAATCAAGATGCCAAGAGTGTAGATTATCAGACAGTATTAGAAGAACAAATTCTCAAGATGAATTATAAGACATTCACTCAAGTTGTGATTCTTGGTAGTTCGTCTTTTGTTCCTTTTATGCAATTAAATGCATCTGATCGTAGAGCTGTTATTGAGAACATTCTTGATATTAATGTTTTTAGTTCTATGAATATGATTTTGAAAGGAAAGATATCTGCTCTTAAAGAAAATCTTAGAGAATTGAACAATGGTATAGAGATTCAAAAAGAAAAGATTAATTCAAAGAATGATCTAATCAATAGTTTAGAAACTAGAAGCAATAAAGATATAGAACATACCAATGAAAAGATTCAAAAAATACAATCTGAATTGGCGGATCTTTTGAATGATATTTCCGAATTGGAAAATTCTATAGTAATCACAATGTCTTCTATAGAGGATAAAGATATTGTATTTGATAAGTTAACCGAAATTAAAACTCTCAAAACCAAAATTGGAGTTAACTTATCTTCGCTTTCTAAAGATATTAGTTTCTTTACAGAAAATGAAACATGTCCTTCTTGTTGCCAATCAATTACTTCAGAAGTAAAGGAGAAGGAATTAAAGAAAAGAAACAAGAAAAAAGAAGAATATGAAAAGGCGATTTCTGAATTAGAAAAAACTATTCAGGAATATAATTCTCGTGTTGAAGAAATTAATACTTCTTCTTCGTTTGTTCAAACTAAGAACATTCAACTTCTTCAAAAGAAAACATCAATTCAGAATGGAAAGAAATTTTTAAAGACTCTTACTGATGATTTAAAGAAAGCAAATATTTCTACAGAAGAAATTATATTAGAGAAGGGAAAGTTAGAATCCATGAAGGTTTCTTTAGTTGAAATGGAAACCAAGAAGATTGAAATGAAAGATGAGGAGCACTATTATCAATATGCTTCTGATCTTCTAAAGGACTCTGGAGTAAAGGCAAAGATTATCAAGTATTATCTTCCCTTTATGAATAAGTACATTAACAAGTTTTTAACTTCTATGGATTTCTTCGTGCAATTTATTTTAGATGAAGATTTTAATGAAACTATTAAGAGTCGTCATCGGGATGAAATGAGTTATATGAATTTCAGCGAAGGTGAAAAGATGAGAATTGATCTGGCACTTTTACTTGCTTGGAGAGAAATTGCCAGGGCAAAGAATAGTGTTAATTGTAATCTTTTGATTCTTGATGAAGTATTTGATTCTTCTCTGGACACTTTAGGCATGGAAGAATTGATGAAACTTTTAAATTCTGTAAGTGATAAATCGAACATCTATGTGATTAGTCACAAATCAGATCAACTTGCTGATAAGTTTCAAAATACAATTTCATTCGAAAAGAAAAACAATTTTAGTAGAATGCTATGATTGATGAATTAAATCTCCCTCCTGTAATTATGGAACATGATGGATTTTTAGTAGTCCGTGATGATCTTATTGATGGTGGTTCAAAAACTAGATTTGTTCAATCGTTAGTGAAGGATTTTGTCGGCGATGAATTGGTTTATGGTTCTTCGCCTGCAACTGGTTATGCTCAGATATCGTTGGCAAGAGTATGTCAGCATTTCAATAAGAAATGTATATTGTTTATGGCAAAAAGAAAGATGGAGAATCTTCATCCTTACCAGTTGAAAGCAATATCATACGGTGCTACAATGAACTGGGTAGAGAACGGTATGCTATCTGTAACTCAGAAAAGAGC